AGAGTGTATCCACATGACCGCAGAAATGGCGCAGAACTGTCCTACCTGTAATCCGTCACCGAACGCCCGCACCTCGGAACTGGGTCCCTTTCTTCCCCAGCGTGATGAGGCAAGCGGGCCAGCCTTGGGCGTGGAGTTGTCCGATTCCTCCGCCCAAGGCGCCACCACACCGGACCCAGCAGAAGCACACGTCGATGGTTGGCGTGTTCGCGTGATCGAATGGGGAACCGATGAAACGGTCAAAGTTGTTCAATGCAAGGGTGAGCGCGAAGCTAAGAAAATTGAGCGTGGCATGGGTATAAACATGGCATCTGAATACTACACTGAAATAGACAACAAGCCTCGCACAACGACAACAACCACCACACCTGACCCTGTGTCAGAGGCGGCGAAGGTGCTGGAAAAAAGCCGCACTGCGCGAAAAGCTGCATTTGATGAAATGTGGAAAGTGGCAACGGAAGAGTTTTCCCTAGAGGCCACGAACAACGGCGGGGCGAGATATTCGATCACTGGCGATGTTATTAACGCGCTCTGGTATGCCGCCATACGCGCACTCACCAAAGACGGGGAGGATGGGTGATGGCTAAACTAAGACCGCAGAAACAGCTAATCACGCACAACCCCAGCGAAGGTAAATTCGGAGATTGTTACCGCACAGCCGTGGCGATTGTTATGGGTGTACCTGCGTCAGAGGTTCCACATGTATGCGAAAAAGGCTGGTGCAATGCCGATGATCTGGACGGACTTATCGCTATGCGTGATTTTCTGCGCAGTAAAGGATTTGCAATATCGAAGTCGGTATTCAACGGGGAATTAACTTGGCCCAAGTTCCGCGAATGGATGGCAAAGTTCAATCCTGACAGCGCGATAATCGTAACTGGGGGAACAGTTCGCGATACCAACCACTGTGTTGTTATGGTCGGGGGCGAAGTCATCTGCGACCCGCTGACGGGATTGGCCAACCAAGAACCGTTCAGCAAAGCCGCACTTGCTGATGGAGAATTACATTGGTGGGTTGAAACCATCACGACTGTAGCAACCACACCCAAGGAGACAGATCATGCGTGACCAGTTGGCGAAACTCGTAGAGGAACCCCTTTGGGGCAGTACAGCGCGTGAGAGGTCATACGAGACCGCAGACGCAATCATCGCAGCCCTGCCGGATATGGTGCAGCCGTTGGTTTGGATTCGTGGCGCAGGCTGCTGGCGCGTAAAAGATGAAGATGGCGCTACACTATACGAGGCATACGGCGGAAACGGGACAACACTTTGCGCTCATTGGAGGCGAGCAGATGTTGGGCGAAATATCCCAGCCGAGAACTTAGGTGACGCCAAAGCCGCAGCCCAAGCCGACTACACCCGCCGCATTCTATCCGCCTTTGGCATCACAGGAGAGACATGATGGGGTTCGCCGCGAGTATTACTGCGGTACTGGCTAGCTTCGCTGTAGCCCTATGCCTGTTTGTATTTTTTATGGTTTCTGAGGGCGCATCTTGCATCGGGTACTGCGATGACACAGGCACGTTCATCATCGAATATCGACAGCCATTTCTCAACCCTCCTAACCCCATACCGGAGACACCTCGTGACCTCAGCAACCCTCATATGCCCTGATTGCGGGCCAGTGCCTGGCCGTATCCTTCATTCACGAGTCGCGATCGTCCAGTCTCATCGCGTCATGCTCCGTGAGCGGGAATGCTACAACTGCAAGCGCACCCTCGAGACAGTAGAGTTTACTTCTGCGCAGCTTTCGCTCGAAACTCTCACAGAGATCGCCGCAATTCGAAAGGAGATAACCGACATGAATCGCAGCCCTCGTCCTGATCGTATACTTCGCGGTGTAGCGCCCGAGCTACGCGAGATCGCCTTGAAGATCGCGGATGATTTCCAGCGTGATCATCCACACCGATCCGAAGGCACCCGCCACGGTATGCGGTTCACTACTTCCTACAACGACTCCCCTTACCGTTTCTGGGCGCATTTCACATCACGGGCCGTTTCCGTAGAACAAGAACGCTTTTGATCCCGCCCTCCAAATAGTTCACGAAAATGCAAATTAACCGTTGACACCGGAATACGGTCATTGTACGGTTATCCGGTACAACACACCACCCAACCCCATCCAAAGGAGATTCCCAGATGGCACAAGACCCTAAGAGCATCAAAGTCCAAGGCGTTACAGTTGAGGTTTCCCAGCCTTACGCAGAGGGCCACAAGATCACGGAAGCTGAAGCCCGTTCCCTGAACCAAACCCGCGCCGAGAACATCGCCAACAACAAACGCAAACAGATCAAAGATATGCTGGATGCCGAAGGCGCGACCGAAGAGTCGGTGCAGTCCGCGGCCCAAGCCCTGATCACTGAATACGATAAAGAATACGAGTTCACCCTCGCATCTGTCGGCGGCGGCAGCGTTTCCAAGCTGGACCCTGTTACCAAAGAAGCTCGCGTTATTGCGCGCAACTGGATCGCAGGCAAACTCAAAGAGCAAGGCATCACCCAGAAAGCCTACCTCGAAGCAAACGGCGACGACGCGATCAAAAACAAAATCGCGGAGCTGGCCGAAAACGAGCAGATCGTCAAGCTGGCGAAAGAAAACATCAAGAAGCGCGAGAGCCTGGCCTCCATCGAGATGTAACCAAAACGCAGCAGAGTGTATCGAAGCCCTCTGCTGCAACTCTACAGGAGGCGGACGTCTTCCCCTGCCTCCTGTAAGACCCCCATTCAACTCTTGGAGAACCCCCGCATGTCTCACCCTACATACAATGACGTAGCTGTTGTCGGAATGCATTTCCGCGGCGCTGAAGTCAAGTCCATGGTCGGCAATTTTGTCCCTCCACTCAACCTTACCCTGAAACGCGAGCCTGACAACGCTTACGATGCCAACGCCATTCAGGTGTTCTACGGTGACGTCCACATCGGCTACGTCGAAGGCCCGAGCGCCGCGTTCATCGCTCCCAAAATGGACTCCGGCGCACAATACACCTGCACCGTTGAGTTCATGGAACCTCGCCGCAATAACTTGCATCCGATCTGCACTATCGCGCCGAAGGTATAACATGAACTCGTCGCTAGTCGAGTTACTTTACGCTGCCTACAACAGTGAGTTTGGTATCAAGGTAACAACATCTGATCCAGATCGGCTGCGGCAGCGCATGTACAAAGAGCGCAAGATTGATCCTTGTCTGTCTTGCCTCTCATTCGTAACCTCCCCCAGCAACCCTGCTGGCGAAATTTGGATTGTGAAAAAATCAAATGGCCCAGACCTCAATCAAGAAACACACACTGAACCTGCGTGAAGGGGACTGGGACTATCTCGAGTCCATTGCGCGGGGCAAATGCATTCCTACCTCCCTTGTGATCCGTACCTTGGTCAGCAATAAGGTGGACGAGCTACGCGCCCGTGAAAATTCCACCGTTCCAGAATTGGATGAGTCCCTATGACCGACACTCCCGCAGAAAACCCCACCGACGTTAACGAGCTGTTCTCCCGTGATCCGATGAAGCTCACCGAGCAAGACATCGACGCCATCATCGAGAACATGCGAGCAAAACGTCACGCATTCAACTCCATGCCCGCGACAAAATCTGGCAAGCCTGCAGCGCCGAAACTGACCGACGCGCAGAAAAAAGCCACCGCGATTGATCTGGACTTTAAGCTATGACCCCGTACAAACATCCAGCTTGCAACGCCGTTCTACACGCTCCCGAGGGGATGGAGAATTGTTCCGATTTGTGGGTACAGCGGGAAACCTCCCCTAACGTCCTCACCATCTCCTACTGGGAATTGTCCGATGCTGAGCTGGCTGAAATCATCAAACACCGAACAGTAGCACTGGTTGCTCATGCAGTAACCCATCCGCCTGTTTCCTTGGTAGTTCCAGGAGTTTCCGAATGACCCCATTTTTCAACGCAAAACGCTCGGTCGAAAACGGCGTTCAGTTTGCTTGGGACTCTACAAGCATCTCACTCGCCCAGACTTGTATGCGGAAATATTACTACAAGATGATCCTCGGCCTGCAGCCGAAGAACACTTCCGTTCACCTCGTATTCGGCGGCATCTACGCGGCTTGCCTCGAGCATTTCTACCTCAAACGCGCCGAGGGAATGCACCACGAGGACGCGCTCCGGTTTGTCGTCCGCAAAGCCATGACAGACTCGTGGGACTTCGACACAGGCGCGCCGAAAATCTTCGACCACAAAGCGAAAACACGTCCGAACCTGATCCGCACCATTGTCTGGTATCTCGAGCAATTCGGCAAGGAGAACGAAGATGGCCTCGTCACGCATCACTTGCAATCTGGCAAGCCTGCAGTCGAACTATCCTTCACCATCGAGGCCAATGACGACTTTGTATTCTGCGGCCACCTCGATCGCGTTGTCGGTATGAGCGGGCGTCTCTATGTCGCGGACCAAAAAACCACCGGAGGCACGGTAGGAACCTATTTCTTCAATCAGTTCTCCCCCGACAACCAGATGTCCCTATACTCATGGGCGGGCAAGTCCGTATTGGCCAGCCCCGTTTCCGGCGTTATCATTGACGCAGCCCAGATCGCGGTCAACTTCACCCGTTTTGAGCGGGGCATCACTACCCGTTCGGTGAAACAACTCGACGAGTGGTACGAACACACAATCGACTCCCTCTATGCAATCAATGATTTGGTACGCGCTGGGAAATTCCCGATGAACCCGACTGCCTGCGGCAACTACGGCGGCTGTGAGTTCCGTAACATCTGTTCACAGGCTCCGTCAGTGCGTGAAAACTATCTCAAAACTGGCTTCATGCCACACAATTGGGACCCTCTGGAGGCACGCTAAATGCGTCCACGCTCGATCACCTTTCGGGCGACAGTCCCGAGACCTCTTGCAATCGCCATAGCTACATGGCTCCATAAAAGGTACTACGAATGCCCGCAGCTTCTCAACACACTTCCGCCGAGTTTACAAAACTCCTCTTTATCGGTAACTCTGGAGCAGGGAAAACTGGCGCCCTCACAAGCCTCGTCGCCGCAGGATATAAAATACGTATCATTGACTTGGATAGCGGACTCGAAGCCCTGATCAACCATGTGCGCGAAGAATGTCCTGACAACCTCGACAACATCGAGTACCAGACGTTCCGCGACCGTATCAAAATGACTGCGCAAGGTCCGCGGGTGAAAGGCTCCCCGACTGCCTACACCAGTACTCTTGAGGCGCTGGAACGCTGGCCCGACGACGGCTCCGATCCTGCCACATGGGGCAAGGACTACATCCTCGTGGTCGATTCTCTGACCAACGTAGGCCGCGCAGCCTTCCAATGGGCGCGAGCAATCAACCCGACTTCCAAAGACCCTCGGCAGTGGTACAAGGTAGCGCAAGACCTCATCGAAGACCTTATCGCAAACCTCACCTCCGACGATTTCCGTACCAACGTGATCGTTATCTCCCACGTCGATATGGGTGAGAATGCCTCCGGTCAATTGAAAGGCTTCGTCAGCTCTATCGGTAAAGCCCTCGGCCCTAAACTGCCCCGCTTCTTCAACACCTTGATCCTGTCCGAAACAAAAGGCACAGGCAAGAACGTCAAGCGGGAGTTGAAAACCGCGCCCACCGCATTGCTGGACCTGAAAAACCCCGCCTCCATGCGCATGAGCGACTCCTACGACATTTCGGACGGAATGATTAAAATCTTCAAAGTCCTCCAGTCTTCGTGACGAACTGAGGTTTCCCGCAGCACCTCCGTCACGCCGTAAAAGCTGCTATATCTTCGAAGAAAGAGAAAACTATGAACTTTTCAGACGCACTCGAACGCAACATGGACGAAATCGAACGCCCAGCAAACCTGCCGATCGGCAACTACATCTGGCAGATCAGCAAACTTCCTGAACAAAGCGCCTTTGAAAGCTCCCGCACAGGGAAAACTTTCGAGCGTGTGGACTTCATGGTCCAGTGTGTATCCCCTTCCGACGACGTTGATCCTGACGAGCTGGAAGAATACGGCAATGTCGCTGGCACCATGAACCGGAAGTCCTTCCTCTTCTCCACGGACGAGGAAGACAAAGCTGGCTTCGACCGTTCCATGTTCCAACTGAAGCAGTTCCTTGAGCATTGCGGTATCGAAAACATGACGCTGGCCGAGGCGTTTCCTGCGTCCGTCGGCACTCAGTTCATGGGCGAAGTCAAACACCGTCCCGATCCTAATGACGCTGAGGTGATCTACGCCGAAATTGGCCGCACAGCAGTTGCGTAAATAACTTGGCGGGGGCTGTAATGGCCCTCGTCTTTTCATGGAGGACGGTATGAGAGAACAATTGTTAGAGAGCGCACTAGCCGCGACTATGGGCGACCGGAATAAAACCTACGGCGCTCCGATTGACAACATGGACAACATCGCAGAGTTATGGAATGCCTACCTGCGAATGAAAACCGCTGGTCTGCCTATCGGCAGTGAAGAGGCGCAGAATGAGTACCAACTCACTGGCGAGGACATTGCGTGGATGAACGTCCTGCAGAAAATCGCCCGTACAGCTTCCGGCGTTTTCCATCCCGATAATTATGTCGATGCTGTGGCATACTCAGCGATTGCCGGAGAATGCGCTCAATACACAGACTCGTGGAAAGAGGGTGACGAATGACCAAGAAGCTCAGCCGCCGCGCCGTGTGGAAACACAACAGTTATTTCGGATTTACCGCACTCACGCGCCGCAACATGCTTACCATCGCTGACGCGCCATCCACCACGCCACGCGCTCAAGACCTCGCCAATCAAATCGCCGCCCTCACAACAGAGCTGGCAGAAGAACTCAAAACCAGGATTGACCCATGACCAGCGGAAATTTTGAAATCATCCCCGTAGCCAGCATTATCGTAAATCGGGAACAACGTCAGCGCCGTGAACTAGACAACATCGAGGAACTCGCAGAGTCAATCCGTGAACGCGGCCTCATCAATCCGATCGTGGTCACTCGTGATCTGGAGCTGGTCGCGGGAGAACGCCGCCTGACTGCCCACCAATATCTCAAGTTCGACAGTATCGCAGTTCAGTACGCCGAGGACATCGGCACGGATGAACTCTACATGATCGAACTCGAAGAGAACACCAAACGATCTGACCTCAACTGGCAAGACAAGGTGCGCGCGGTTCACACCTACCACGAAATGCGGAAGGCGGCTGACGAAACGTGGAACCGCACCTCAACCGCTGAAGCCCTGAATATCGACCGCGGGCTTTTGGTCAAGTATGAGCTGGTCCATGCTGCGATGGAGGAGGAAGTGCCGGAAGTCCTCGAAGCGCCGAAAATGAGTACAGCAATTAACTTTGCGACTCGTCGGCAGGAACGCAAAAAGGCCCACATTTCCGCCGATGTAATGGGCGCAATTGACGGTACGGCACCGGAACCCGATTTGGACGTTACCGGCGATGATACCCCCGCCCCATTGGCCCCCGCGACCCGTTGCGCGGCCATTTTGAACACCCAATTTCAACCATGGGCCAAAGACGTTCAAACCGAGCCATATAACCTCATTCACTGTGATTTTCCATATGGAGTGAACGCGGGTGACACTAAAGGACAGTCAGGCGCGAAGCATCTCGGTGGATACTCTGACAAGCCGGAAGACTATTTCAACCTCATCAATGATTTCTTGCGCCTACAAGACAACTTTATCTCTCCGTCCGCACACCTCATGTTCTGGTTCAGCATGGACTTCTATACTGAAACCAAGGAACTGTTCACGCAGGGCGGTTGGCGGGTGAACCCTTTCCCGCTCATTTGGCACAAAACCGATAACGCAGGTATCTTGCCGGACCCTAACCGTGGCCCTCGGCGGACATACGAAACCGCCCTGCTCTGTACCCGCGGCGATCGGAAGGTAGTTAAGCCTGTGGCCAATTCACACGGCGCGCCTACCACCAAGAAGTTCCACATGAGTGAGAAGTCAGAGGACATGCTCCACCACTTCTTCCGTATGCTTGTCGATGAGAGTACACGGATGCTCGACCCTACATGCGGGAGCGGAATGGCGGTTAAGGTCGCTGAGGCTATGGGCGCGGAAACAGCTGTCGGTCTCGAAATGGACTCTACATTCGCGGAGTCTGCAAAAACAAACTTGGGATTGTAGTTACATATGGTCCTTTGAAAAAGTCACAGAACCATACCAACTGGAGACAACATGTTACCCGCAGTCGCACAAACCCGTCAACTATCTCCCAGACACAAACCTGTCATGGTTGTAGGAGAGTACCTCAACGAAGCTGAATACATGACAGGAAAGCAAAACGCAGGCCCGACAGGAGGCATTCTGCTCGGCATCCTCCGTCAAGCTGGTATTGATCCCAAGGAATGCCATTTCACTCACGCAATCGCGCAGAAGCCCGCGGGTAATCGGTGGGAGTCTTTCTGTGAGGGGAAGGCAGAAGCACTGCCTAACTACCGGCAGTTTGCTAAAGGCAAATTCATCAGCAATAAATACGCCCCTGAGATCGAACGGTTGTTTCGTGAAATTGACGAGGTACAGCCCAACATCATCATCGCCACAGGCAATCTCGCTCTCTGGGCGCTGTGCAAAAAGACAGGCACTAAAAAGTATCGCGGCAGCCCGCTCCTCACGCATGATCAAAAGCACAAAGTGATCCCTACATGGGCACCGCAATCTATCATGCGTCAGTGGGAACTTCGCGTTATCACCCTCGCAGATTTCTCGAAGGCGCGGGAAGAGTCAAAGTTTCCTGAGCTACATCGCCCGTCCCATAAAATCTACATCGAGCCATCTGTCGAGGACATTGAACAGTTCTATATCGAGTACCTCCTCCCTTCCGAGTTCGTGTCCTGTGATATTGAAACAAAAGGCCTCACGATCACGGAGGTCGGCGTTGGTCCGGCTGACGGTAAACACGTCATGGTTATTCCCTTCTATGATCGGGAACAGAAGGACGGGAACTACTGGCGAACCTTTGAAGAGGAGCGCGCTGCATGGGAATGGGTAAAGCGCATTTGTCTGCTTCCTACCGTAGGCCAGAACTTCTCTTATGACATGCAGTACTTCCTCCGCTCTATGGGTATTCCGTGTCCGGCGTTTCTCGGAGACACAATGCTCCTACACCATGCCTTGCAGCCGGAATTACAAAAAGGGCTAGGCTTCCTAGGCTCCATTTACACCAACGAGCCCTCGTGGAAATTCCTGCGCACCGACCACGCTACATTGAAACGAGAGGACGACTAATGTCTGAGCTTATTTATCTTGCATCCCCATACAGCAATCCTGATCCGCGTATTGAGCAGAAGCGCTACCGCGACGCTCTATCCTTCACAGGCACTGCTCTTCGCGCTGGCCGTAACATCTTCTCGCCTATTGCCTACGGCCACCAGTTTCAGATCAACGGCTACATGCAGGGGGATGCCGCATCGTGGCAGGCATTCAACCAGTCCATGATGGAGGCCTGCACTCTGTTTTGGGTACTGAAACTCCCAGGCTGGGAGGAATCAAAAGGGGTGATAGCTGAACTCGATTGGGCCATCAAGAACGAGAAATTCATCGAGTACATAGGACCAATGACATGAGAATTTTTGACACAGCCGATCTCACAGAAACGTCCATGAAGAGCATGACCGCGAACGAAATCGCGTGTATCTACAACGGTCTTGATGTGGCGGTAACAGCTGACATTTATACAACGCTGATCGCGCAGTTGGCTTCCGAGCCGGAAAACGTCAAGCAAACTTATGCCGGATCACTGGCCAAACTTGCTCCGATCATGGAAATGTCTATGCGCGGAACTCTCATCGACGAGTACGCCCGACAGCACTCCATTCGCGATTTGGAAAACACCAAGCGAGATCTCGACCGGAAGTTTCAGCGCATTATGACTGAGGTGTTTGATTGCAACGTCAATTGGAACTCCCCGATGCAGCTTAAAAACCTGTTCTACGGGATCATGGGCTGCAAGGAGATTAAGAAGCGCAACACCAAAGGGCAGTACGTGCCTTCTGTAGACAAAGAAGCACTGGCGGCATTTGAGCAGTATCTCTACGCTCGCCCGTTGGCAAAGATGGTAGGGATACTCCGTGACCTGCACAAACAGATCGCATTCCTCAAAACAGAGATCGACCCAGATCAGCGTATGCGTTGCAACTACAACATCGCGGGAACAAATACCGGACGCCTTAACTCAACCATGAGCGACTTCGGCACAGGGACCAACCTGCAGAACGTGAACCGCGCCCTACGCTACCCGTTTGTAGCGGACGAGGGAATGTACCTGCTCAACATCGACCTTGAGCAGGCGGACGGACGTAATGTCGGCGCGGTATGTCATGAGCTGTTCTATGACGCATCTCGGGAGCAGATTGCCAAAGCCCTCCGCCTCAAAGAGTGGGCAGGGCCGATCGGCGCTGAGTTTGCATCGACCTATCTGGATGCCTGTGAGGCGGGCGACCTACACACAACTGTCTGCAATATGGTGTGGCCAGAGGGACTCAACGGAACGCCGTGGCCGGAAGCTGAGGACGCATGGAAAAAATTCTGCGATGGTATCATCGCGCACGGACAGGATAGCTTCCGCCAGTTATCCAAGAAAGGCGGCCACGGCACCAACTACTTCGGCACTCCCCGCACCATGGCAAAACACCTCCACATCAAGGCCAAGATCATTGAGGGGTTCCAGCAACGCTACTTCGGCCAGTTCCCTTGCATTTCTGCATGGCATGGCGCTACCATTGATCAGGTCGAGGAGACAGGTATTGTCACTTCCCTGTTCGGGCGCCGCCGCCATTTCTGGGGACGAGCTAAAGACGCCAGTACCCATCGCAAGGCTATCGCATATTGCGGGCAGTCTCCTACCGGCGAGCAGATCGACCGCGGTTTGCTACAGATCTGGCGTGAATTTCCTCAAGTACAGCTGCTCAATCAAGTACACGACTCAATCCTATTACAAGTCCCATTCAGTGAAGTAGAAGAACTAGCACCACGTATTCTGAAAGTCATGGAAGTAACGAGAACACTCAAAGGCGGGCGGCAATTTACCGTCCCACTCGATGCTGCAGGCGGTTGGAACTGGGGGTATCAAGACCCCGAGAAAGTTACCAACTATCACGGCTTGACGAAATGGCGAGGCAAGGAAGAGCGCGCTGCTCCTTCTGTCCGCAAGAGAAGTTTGAAAGATTATCTATGAGAGCGGACTGGGTTGATGGGTTTGTAACTCACACAGAAAACATTTCGTCGCCCTCTTTATTTTGTAAGTGGGCGGCTATTGGTGCGATTGCGGGAGCGCTCGAACGTAAAGTTTGGGTGAAGAGTCTCGGTTCAAAATTGTACCCTAATTTCTACATCATTTTTGTCGCCCCGCCAGGCGTCGGCAAGACTGAGCTTACATGGAGGGTACGGGACATTTGGCAGGCGCTGGAGGAGCATCATATCGCGGCTACCTCAGTCACCAAAGCGTCACTAATCGACGAGTTGGCTGACGCTAACCGCCGCGTCCTCACCAAGGACGTGACGAACCCTGTCATGCATTACAACTCCCTTCTCCTTTGCATTAACGAGTTGGGCGTTCTTATTCCGGCGTACGAGAATGAGTTCATGAACACCATGACGGATTTGTGGGACTGTAAACACTACTCAGAACGCCGCCGATCTAGCGGCCTTGAGATTTCAATTGACGCCCCGCAACTCAATCTCATCGCAGGTTGCACCCCATCGTATCTTATGAACGTACTGCCAGAAGGTGCGTGGGATCAGGGGTTCCTGTCTCGCACGATGCTGATTTACTCCGGCGATCGGCGGTTGCGTTCCCTATTCGAAGTGGCGAATTTCGATGAGGCGGGGAATGAACAACTCAAGAAATCCCTCATCAAGATTTCCGAACTTACCGGCGAGATAAAATTCACCGCCGAGGCTGCTCAGCTCATGGATGAGTTCCACCTGTCCGATGGAGGCGTCAAACCCGATCATCCGAAATTGATCTCATACAACATTCGCCGCACAGTTCACCTTATCAAACTATGCATGGTAGCCGCAGTCAGTCGTTCTGACGAAATGGTTATTCGCGAGGAGGACTTCCATCGCGCAATCGGTTGGATGCTCGAGGCCGAGCAGGAAATGCCGGAAATCTTCAAGGCCATGAGCCAAGGCGGTGCAGGCAAGATCATTGAGGAAACATGGTACTTCCTATTCACCACTCACGCCAAAGAGAAAAAGCCCGTAGCTAAACACCGGCTGATCAACTTCCTACAGGAGCGGGTTCCGGCGCACAACATCGAAACCACTATCGACATGATGGTGAAAGGGAAGCTGATTAAAAAGGAACTCGGCGCCACGGGAGTGGTATACACACCAGCAGCTAAAAAGGCGGGATGATGAGACAGACAGGGAAGACCGCGGCAATGGTAATGGCAGCCAAGCAAGCCCAGCTCGAGGGCATTCCGGTAATGATATATACCGTAGATCAAGAATACACCGCAGCAAGACTAGCAAGCTACGGTGCATTATGCCTCTTGGTCGGGGATAATTACGTATCCCCTAGATGGCGGGAAGTGGATGCGAATAATCTCTGTGGAACAAAGCGGCTTTAGCTTTCCTTCTCCGTTTTACAGGCTTCGCGCTCCCAAGTCTTATTCGTCTTGAAGTCTTTACGTAGATTCCACGGGGCATTCGCCGCCCGCCAATCAAGTTCTTCCTGAGTGAACTTACGCTTTTCCTCAACATCGCAGAACAGCGCCTCCTTAGAGGCTACGACTTTAGGGGAGCAGCCAGTGATCAGGAACATTGCGCAAATCATCGTCAGTGAGATTATCCACCGCATCGTCACTCTCCTTATCCTCAAGAATATTCAGTACCCGTGCATCACAGGCAGCACGGATCAGTCGTTCTTCGACCAATTCCGCCTGTTTATGCTGAAGCATTTTATATTGCGCCCAGTTGCCTCCGACAGACACTGCAAGTAGCGCCGCCGGAAGTAGCTTCAAAATCGTCAGCGGGTTCATCGGCCAATATGCCGACCGGAGCGGGCATCCTCTACACGAGAGTTTCGGATAGCTTGCATGATACTCGGCAGGTAAAAGTAGAGAAAAACACACGCAGCCAAGATACCGATAGGAACGGCGCGATCAGCAATAAGGGACAGCCATCCGTCCATCTTACTCGCCGCGCCATCTGCACCGCCCAGTTTGTTTTCCACCGCCAGTACCGTATCGAGCGAAATAGCAGTCCCGACTCCCAGCACACCTTTCTTAACCGTCTTCTCGCCTTCATCAGCTTTAGCAATGATCGTCGAGTCAGCCTCGCGCAGGGTTTCTTCCGTGTGCGAACGCTCCGGCGCCACAACATCTGACCTCAGCAACACTTTCCAAGTATTGTCACCGATCTCGCCGTCGACCAGAAGGCTAGAGTCACTTTGCAGTGTCCTTACCGCCTGTTCAGTCAGACGTCCCATAATCCCGTCTACAGCCCCGACGTGATAACCACGGGCGGCCAGCAATGTTTGTGCCTCTTTGACAAATGGACTCTTGTCGCCCTTACGCAGTATGGGACGCCCTGTCTCGCTGTCCGTACCTTTCGTGGCCCGACGAATACAAATGAGCCGCGTGATCGGATACCAAGCGTCAGACACCGCATTGCCCTGATTGCCCCCGCGTACCAAGACCTTATCGCCTGAGAATCGCACGACAAAAGCCACGTGACCCTGCCAGCCGTTAGGATCACCCCGATAAAATACGGCAATATCTCCGGCGCGAGCATCGCGGATATAAACATTATGCCCATACGTCTCGTAAGACCGTGCGTTGAGTTTACCACTGTGGGCCAAACCAAGTTGTGCCAGAACGCTACCGACAAAAGCGGCGCACCAAGGCGTTTCATCATCTTGTACCCAAGAGTGCCCGACGTCTTCAAAAAAGTCCACGATTTGATCATTGTGGCGAGCGCCTGGCCATTCTTTAAGGCCGAGATAACCTCCGGCAGTTTCAAGAATTGCAGCATTGTAGTTTACCATGTTAGTTCTCCCAAGTTTCAAATACGGCCACGGCAGGCCAGCATACTTTTTGCGGTTCGTCAAATCCTGGCACATTGTAAATGCCATGACAAGTTTCGATTGCGTAGCGAGCTGGAGCGAGTCCGGCGGCAATCCGTTGTGTACAGTTACCCCCGTATGCCCACCACGACAGGTATAGAGGATCGGGCAATTGCGTCGGATTGCCCTCAACGTCTTTCATTCGGTATTCGCCATCTACGCGACCAGTGGTACACCACAGTGAGCCCCCGTCTGCAGTACGAACATGCACCTCATAAAACCCTGTAAAATCCTGCAGCAGTTCCCTCACCACTTCCATCCGCACAGGATCACCCGCATAAGCGTCCTCTGCAGTAACTGACAGCACGTTGATATAATCGCGAATATCGAATTGCGCACGGAGTTCTGCCTGAGCCTGTTTTTTCGCGGCTGCCACCTGTGCTTGATACCAGCTCGAGGCAAACGTGGACAGCAATATCACCACAGAAATCGCAAGTACAATACGACTTTCCACTACACTAACTAACCGTTTTGCCATAGCGTTTTTACTGCCTCCATTATTACTTTTAACGAGCCAAGTGCCATGGCCACTGCGGCCAACGCTGCTATGATCCATTTTCCGACTCTCCCTAGTGTAAGCATAAACCGAAATGCGGCGATGAATTTACGAAGAATAACCCGCTCAGCGGCATTGAAATCTGGATCATCAGTAACCTTCTTCTCGAACTTGGTTAATGCGGTTTGCTCATCGGCAACAGTCTTTTGCATAGCGTTACTTCCTTCACGCGATTTCGGCAGCTCACCACAATTCATCAATTGTAACATCTACTGGACGATCTTCCGGCAGCATCGCTTTCAGTGCTTGTGCTTTCTTAATCATCCGATGCTTGTGGGCCAGCAGGGTGTTACCGAACTGCACCATGACAGCCGGAGACATTTCCACCTCAGTGTTGTCTTCTGCGGTCCATGAGAAATTGACGCCAAGGCCTGTCCAGTCTCCCTCTGTAGGAGACCCGCCTGCCAACATGTATCCGATAGCTGATGTAGCCACCCCGCTGATGTTCAGATAGCTGTCAGGATCGGATTGAAACCGCACCCCGTTGAACTCGAACCCGCCGTAGATGCGCCGATCGCGCTCAGCGTGAACACGAACTTTGAACAGGTAGTCAATGGCCGAAATCCATACTCCGTCAATGAAGTACCACTCTCCGCCTTGCCAGCCGTCTGGCGCGGTCACGTCCGTAAACAATACTGTATCGTGAACAGTACGATCTCCGATAACCATAGAGGCAGTGCGAATGCAGTTGTCCTGCATCTCCACCCATTCTTTATCCTCGAATAGATAAAGGCTGAGCCCGTCAGTGTTGCAAAGAGTTTTCACAGGCTTATTCTCCCGTTTGTGATTTCAAGTTGTGTATCTGACCACGCCCGTCCGATGACACCGTAGCCTGTATCAGAAGCGGAAAGTGTACCATCGCCCGCAAGGTAGTAATCGGTATCTTCCGTGAGTCCGGTCTGCGAAGCATTGACGTCGCCCTCAGAGTCAACGATGAGTGTTTCAGTATCCGCGGCACCTGTCTTGGCAAACCCACAGAATGTGCCGATATTACTAACCGCGGAGGCAGGGTCAATGATCAGTGGATTGTTGTGCGAGAAGTGTGTCCGCATGAGGAACATAACCTGCTGCGTGTCTGGATCAAAGCAGCAATGCTTGCCAGCAAGTTGACTTACAGTGCTGTAGCCGTTTTCCTCGTAGTTGATTGAGTCCACTGACAAAACTTCCGAAGCCATACTGGCAATCATTACAAACGCATAGTCAGTTCCGCCATTTGTAGTGTATCCCATGATAATCCACTGGTCTGTGAGATTGTCATAAATCACACCTGAACTGCCTCTATACGAATAACCAGATTCTGGCGTTGTCACAATAGGAGAGTTCATGATAACCGTAGCACCAGTTACCGAACCTGTAACCGTATACATTGTGGTAGAGCCAGGCATGAACGCCACCAGAATTTCACCAGTACTCGGGTTGACGTCCATGTGAAATTCGAGACCTGACACCGATGTGCCATTATACGCCACTGTCGAACTGTTATACGTAATTGAGGTACCAACGAGGGTAAGCGTCCGCATCAGCAAATCATCATCATCAGAAACCTGATACGCAATCACATAGCGAGAACTTGACGCGTCATAAACAATGTCAGACACGAATGCCTGATCTGCGGCTGTAACATCTACCGGAGTTCCCATGGTAATGGTAGTGCCGGACACAGTGCCTGCCACACAAGCCAGCTGATACGGTGAACCGCTTTCCGTGTAGATAAACACAATTTCAGCTGCGGTAGGATCACTCGCAATCTTAGGCGTATTGTACACAGTCGCTGTAGAAATGGCCGCCGATGTGTTAACCGTGATGGACGTTCCACTGAGTGTCAGCACATTGTAGTATGCTTTACTATCTGAGGTCTTGTCGTACAGCACAATAGTCCGACCAGACTGTGCGTGGTAGTGAACAAAAGTGGTGTCGCTGGCGTTGCTTTCAATGACTACCGGAGTCCCGAAGGTCAAAGTAGTACCGACCAGCGTAGCGGCCACCACGGTAGGGTAATAAGAGTTACCAGCATCGGAGTAACAGAAGACAAAACAGTTCTGCGTCTTATCGTAGTCAACAGACATCTCATATCCGTAGTCACCGACATGCGTTTGCATCGTGCCAGTGTCCACAGCGGAATATGAACCCAGCGTAAGTCCAATTTCTTTGACGACGCCATCGCCTACAATGCCTACAGCGGCTCCTGCAGCAATGGCACCGCTGGCCACCATCTGCTTCGCCGTATTGATAACATTTCCGAGGAATGTAGGATCAATGTCGCCATTTTCGTCTGCGCGTACAAGCGAGTCTTCACTCCCTGCCCCGCCAGTGTTTGACGAAATGTCACTCACAGGAACGTACTCAGAAGGCAGAAGCCCTGCGGCATCTAAGAGCGGAATCAGCCCGTCGTTGTCGCTTGCTGGATCAGCCGCCGGATCGGCATAGAGCGACGAAAGGTCAAGCAGACTCGCAGCGATGAACCCGCTGGAGTTTGTGAATACCAGCTGATCTTCCTTACCGCTACCGCCGGAATTTACGCCGTAGGGGAAGATATCCACGGTGATCTGTGTTGCGCTCAATGCGTAAGCAATCTGCCGTGAGTCGCCTGTAACCGTCTGGGTAAGTACACCTCCATCAGCCACGTAAATCGGCGCACCAGCTGTCCATGTCCAGTCGCCATTGGTCAGCGTTCCTGTCCGTACAACGTTAACGCCCTCGCCGGAAACTGCATCCGCCTGAGCAATGCCGCCCATCTTTGCAATGTCAGCTTCGTCGCACAACGCACCATCAGTTGTAACAACACTGTACGCCGTGACGTCTTCAGTGGTAGTAACCGTCAACACCGCGGAGCCACCGCCGAGCGAAATATACCATCCGTCAGTGGTCTGTCCGTCCACCGTAGCTGTGATATAGTACACACCGGTTTCCGCCCAGAACTGCGCCAGTGCGTTTGCATCCGCGTTGAAAGGGTTGGCCAGTGCTGTGCCTGCTTCGTCACTGAACAGCGTTGCCAGCGAGCCCGCGGCGGAGCCGTTTCGCACAGTCACAACAGCGAGTGGAGCGATGGCTCCGGTTTGATCTTGAACAGTTGCCTGCCATGGGAAAGCCATCAGCTATCTCCTCTGATTACGTCTTGAATTTCCAGCGTGCCTTTACCGACAGGATACTCTTCATCATCACTGTTGATAATCCACGCCTCGATATTGTAGAAACCGGCATCGAGTGCCGTATCCGTTTGTGTGAGCAAGCAGTTGAACTGGTTGTCATTGTTGATCTGCACCGTAGTCGCGGCGAGTGTTTTTGTAAATTGCAGTACCGGAGTATCCGCTTGTGTCCACACTGTCACGATGATGTTGCTTGCGTTACTGATATCAACCAGCTCTGCGGCAGGATCGTACACAGTAAAATACAAACGAATGTCGCTATGCTGCGGCACACAAATAGAAAGACTAGCAATGCCAGACATTACGTTTCCTCTTCAACTACTTCAGGCGGTAGTTTAACTCCGCCAGGAATAAACGCGTCAATCACATGAGGCCATGTCACGGACACTGTGATAGACTGCCGCCATGTTACGTTGGTCACTACTGCAGGAGTTCGCGGACGGGGAGTCACTACAAACCCTATGCCAAGATGTTTACTCATTAGCGGCCTGCCGTTTCAGTGCCATATTCTCCCGCTCCAACAGCTGGATTTGTGCACGAAGTCCCGCAAGTTCTGCAGCATTGTTCACCGGCTTTTTCGCTTTCACGAGTTTTGCTTGCAGCGATTGTACTTCAGCCTGTAGCTGAGCAATATCGGAACGAAGCTGTGGATCAGATTTGGCCATAATTTATCTCCTGCAGCATTGCATGAATTTCTTCATTTGTCAAGTCTTTTTTCCCGTCGAGAACCGCCTGCGTGGCCAGCATACATCGACGAAACGCGGCTGCCATTTGATCCACCTCAGCGGCTTTAGGTGGTTCTACTCGAGGGACAAACGGCTGCACGTCACCGAACGCGCCGCCAGTTACAAGGTGAAAGAAGTCCCCAGAAATCGGCTCAATGACACACTCAGTGTCGTCGAGTCGCACAGCGCGGATCATCGTGCATTCCTCGTTGAGGTATTGAAGATGCTTATACATCAGATACCTCCACAAGACCGTTTGGCTGCGGCGGTACGATACGCCACGTCCGATACAACAATCTCACCCGCGGTTGCCCCGCCGCCAGAGCCTGTGCCACCGCGAACTTCGAACCAGCTGGTATCTCCGTCAGTCATAGAGAGATCAGTGCTGAGGGAGCCGGAGGTCGCAGAAGTTACCTCCGTGCCGTTCTTAACCACTCGCACCTCTCCCCCGCCGAAGCCTGAGTCCACAGTGCAAGTCGCTCGCAAAGCGCATGGTGTAGTGCAGCGAAAACGACTGCCAGGCACTTCAACCCACGGTGAAGTTTCGTCAACACCAGAACCTGTGTACGTATTAGATTTACCAAACGCCTGAAACAGTACCGTGTCGCCAACGAGTGAACCTCCGCGAGCAGCTTCATCCAACCGCTCAGCGCCTGATGCACCCTCAAATGCAGCAACAACGTTGTTTGCCCACCGCTTGCCCAGCGACGATGTAATTGGTTTATCTGGATCAGTCTCCGAGTCCAGAATATCGGTCCATGTAGCCATGATTGCCTCCTAGAAAAATACATAGGGAGGGGTACCATCCGGAAACAGTCCCTCAGCCCCGTCGGAAAAGTACGTACCTTTTTCCTGTTCTGCGGTTGACGAGGAGCTGTAGTCTCCTCGCGCATTGTCAGTTATAAACGCAAATCGCCCATCAAACTCGTAGGTCTCTGCCGTGAACTCAATTCGCGTTTCCATCCGCTCTACGCTTGTGATCTGCATAGGCTCCACAGCCGGAAATCCATCATCGCGTAGAAGCCGTTGGGACTCTACCGTTACAAGCGCCGCAGGTACAACAGTGTCTACGTCTTTGATACCTACGGCGCCGGTGATGATCCGTGGTGCAGCATTGTAGCGGTTGAGGAGCCGTTGCGAGATAATCCGCGCAGCAGCATCATCACCGAACTGTCCGAACCATGGACAGTAGATGGTGTGTGAGGCTACCTTATCGTGATTGTCGCCATCCTCAGGCAATGCGGTGTTTACCTTCCGATAATTCTCACCACCGCGTGTCGTATCCGTAGGGTCAATTTCACCGTGCACGAAAAACAGCTGACTGATCCGCTTTGCCGCGCCAATAGCCACGTCAACGGAGGACACGATTAGATTGTTTCGTTCTGTTATCGCGGTTGCAGACTCTCCCAGATCAAGAGGGCGATTAGCACGGAACTTAATCTTAGCCTCGTAGCTATCCCACCAGAGGAAACAACCGAGTTGACAAAGCTCACCATAATACTCGTCCACATCAGTAGGCTTGCTGAGTGTTCGGGTGAGCAAGATACCGCCCATCCAACGGCCTGCCTCTAGCGTCCAATCTGCAGTATCGTAGTAAGTCGCAGGAATGTCTGCGCGATCCGTAAGATCAATCAGCACCTCATCTATAGGAGCATTGTCGTATCGGATACACAATTGGGCAGTATCGCCTGTGGAGTGACTGCCAATCTCAGTTCCGTCAACGGCTCTTTCCACGATCGTAAACTCATCGTCAACGCGCGTGTACCGGAGAATTTCCTGACTGATACGAATGCGTCCAGCCGCGTCATAGTCGTCCCCAACACCTGCTGGTTCAAGAGTGAAGGTAGTCCCTTCCTCGTCCAGATCATCTACCAGCTGTCCTACCGATTGCGCAGGAACCTGTTGAGAGTTCTTAGACACACGCTGGAAGATATCTTCACAAACCAGCGTGACCTGATTGCCGTTTCCTGGCCCTTCCCACTCGGATATAAAGCAGTGCCGTGTAGGCATGTCTGCAAAGTCTTGCCCGACCACACCCTCGCGAATACGAACAGCCGCTCCCTCAAAAGTAGGCCACCGAACTGGAAGACGGGTGAGTAGGGTTCCGTAGTCCAGCGGATCATAACCCTGACCGGAAAACTGCGCGGCACCACTGATCCGTTCGGAATGATAAGGATCGAGCAACGTGTCGTTATACGCGGTATCATTGAGCCGGATTTGAATACGCTCACGGCGGCCCAGCGCATAGGACTGCGGATCAACCCCAGACAGATTGATTTCCGCAGGGACGGTATCCACTGAGTCCAGCAGCGGGAAGATAGTCTGACCCTTCGGCAACCCTTTCTGCGGTTTTGCAAACCGTAGAGTAAGTGTAGTCTCCGCGAAGTTATTCCGATCTTGACAGCCCTTGAACATGTTGAAGCATTTTCGAGGGTTCTCCGACGACAGACTTGCAGTGCAGGCGCCTGATCCGTAAGTCAAGGAGCATACAGGAACGTCTATTTCTACGATGGTAAGCGACTGGCGGGCAAAATCAGGCATCATACACATCCATGGAAATCTGCAATCGCATCAGATCGCGTACGCCATTGTTAGTTGGACGTAGGCCACTGCCGGATTTCCAACCGTAGTAGAAGTCCTGCGGATATTTTGTAGGACGCCACGCGAAGTAAACCGGATCGCCTTTGTTGAACCCCTCTTGCAGCGCGAGGTATTCTGCGCTCCGACAGGAAGCCGCACTCAGATTATCTAAGGTCGCAGAGAGGCTTGATCCCTGAAAACGTACATGGCCCTCAAGCAGTTGCCCGCCAATCGAGCGGTTTACGTTAAGTTCGATTTCCGATGGAGTAAGAACCGGAGAAAATCCTCCGTAGAACCGCCGATCGAATATGAACTCCTCCCCGAGGAACACGGTAGCAACGGCTAGTGTGCCAGAGAAACTGGTAATGTAGAATCGCCAGCGGGTAGCTCCGATAGTGCCTTTGAGGCGGAACCCGATTGGATCATCGTTAGTGGCGACGACCGAACCTGCACCTGAGTCATTCCACGTCGCCCCGTTGTTCAGCGTGTATTGTAAAGAGACAATTGCCCCTGTTGATCCGAGATTGTGTCCCGCCAGCGCTGCGAACGAGGGCAGCACGTTTGAGGTAAAGTCCATTTGCAGCCACGCCGAACCGGAACTGGTAGACGGACTGTAGAAGTTCCACGTCGCGCCAGTCTTCGCGTTTTCCGCGGCACCGTCTGCTGCAGGGCTGAATCCCGAAATGGTAGCATTGTCGATGTAGTTATACCACGCCATAACTGGGTTGTTCTCCAGCCCCAGCGCGGCAAGAATAACTGCCCGATCAGGATCAATCACTAGGGTCATTATACAAACTCCAATCCACGAGTACCGGCTTCTTTCTGTAGTTGCGTAAACAACTCTTTGATATATTTCCCGCTGAACTTTGCATCGTCAGCAATGGGGTCCATCATGATACGCAGTGGACCTTCTCCCCCGCCGGATGCTGAGGATGCAGTACTGGCAGCAGCTCCCGAAGCACCACCCGCGGCGCTGCTGCCACTCCCACTCTTAATCGCCTGTACAGCCCCAAGACCTGCACTGAGAACGGCAGTTGCCGCGGCGAATTTCGCAAAGAATGGAAGACTCGGATCGGCAAGTGTCTGGTTATAGGCGCGCCAGGCGTTGACAAGAGCCTCAGCCGCGCCAAAAATTCGCGCCGCTTTTGCCATCTTATCGCCACCCTGAGCGAACGCATTTGCCATATCGCCGAAAAACTGTCCCGCTTGGTCTAGGCCAGTACCATACCGATATGCATCAATACCCGCCATGGTCTCTTGGTGTTTCTTATTCGACTGTTCCATGTATTTCTGGTATTCTTCCTGCGTGATCAACTTGTTGTTGAGGGCAGTTTTCAGCATCTCTTGCTGACGTTCGTATGCCTCAAGCTGAATTTCCGCTTCGGTAAGGAACTCCTGTCGAATGCGTTCCCACTCTTTAGTGGTTTTGCTTTTCTTGGCTTTACCACCGCCGCCCGCCTTTTTCTTCTCGAGACGCTCCCGCTCAAGCGCCGCTTCCCGCTCCGCAATCAGGGTATCGTCTAGTGTTCGGTTATACTCATGCTGCTTTCGGATCACAGCCCCGATGAACTCACCAACTTTCCCGAACCGCGACTCCACGGCCATAACTTGCGCGTCTAGCCGGACGTCTTCGGTAGATCGTTTTGCAGCCAACGCAGCTTCTTTAACCGTCTGGCCAGCTCGCAATGCCGCGATTTCTGTACGCTTTGCTGCCGCGGTAATCATTCCGCCGCCTAGCTGTCCTATGATTGAGGCGATAGAAGCAAGTTCGAACTTAACCTGCGCCATCATACCTGCCCAGCCGCTCGTAGCGCTAGTTGCCAGCTCGATGTTGCCAGCGATATCGACGTTAGCCACGCCGTTTGCTGCGTCCCACGAGTCCATCAGTGCCTGTTTCATCAAGCCGCCTACTCGCAAGCTATTCACCTGCGAGCGGTATAGCTGACGTTCTGCCTGCACGGAGGCTGTGCGGTACTGAACGCTATTCGCGCCGTATTGCAGTTCCAGTTTGGAAAGATGCGCCTGCGCCTGCGTAGTCTTCAGCATGTTCTTGGCTTCGACATTTGCCTGAGCGGCGTACAATCGCTGCCGTGCCAGATCGGAAGTCCAAGACTCGCCGGTGTTATTCAACTGCCTCTGCGTCTCCACCATCTCCCGTAGCGTGGTGAGGATGGTAAGGAGTTTTGAGAGGTACGCGTCCTCTTCAATCGTACGCACCCCGCTGAGATCGGCCAATCGAACAGAGTTCTCGTACAATGCTTCCGTGGTTTCTAGCTGCCGCTCCAGTGTGTTTGCAGTAGCCGCGGCCTCTTCCAGAAGCACCTGCCCGCCGATATTCACACGGGTCTTTTTGTTGTTTGCATGGAGGTTGAAGAAATCGCGAATGCCTTCAGCCCCCTGCTGCATTTCCTCCAGTGTGGCTTTGATCCCTGAAGCGGTGTTCCGGCTTTCAATCTCAGCGATAACTGCGTAGTAGGCCTGTGCAGCTTCTGCCCCCGCACCAAACATTTCGGTGAGCTTCTCAGTAGGTAATTGCGCGTTCTTGGCGGCTGACTGATATTTTCCGAGGGCGTCCTCAACTTTGTCCAGCGCCTCTTCCCAGCGTTCAGATGCTGTAACCGAATCGTCAGCTTTCATGGCCCACTGAACCAACGCGGCACCACCTGCAATTACCCCGATCGTCATAAGGCTGAGCGGGGAGATCATAGATTTAATACCCGCTACGATGGCAGGGAATACGTTACTGGCTTTCCCGCCCATCTGCGCAAACACTTGGTTGATCTGAGTACCCTGCTGCATAGCAAGGAGTAACGGACTCTGCCCCGCTGCAAGCATGACACCGATATCGTTGAACTGGGCAGTAAGATTTGCGGTCTGCATCGAGGCAACCCGCATCTGTTTTTCCATACTTTTCGTACGGCTGCTGGTGAGGTTAAACGTGTTCCCCATACTCGCCAGCGCTTTGTCCGCCGAAGTACCATGCCTACCTAACCGATCGAGCGCCGCGGCAGCAGCGTTTGCAGCGGAGACTGCATCAGACGAGTCCCCGCTGGTTTTGATGTGCATTCCGGTCTGTTCAACTGCCATTCTGTTTCATCTTTTCTGCATGACGTCGGCGCGCATCAGCCCATTCTGACTGAGAAAACGCCGAACCGCTTTCCTCGTTCGAAGGTTGCATACGTTTTGCCTCCTCCACCTTAGCATCCAGTTCCCAAAACCACTCTTGCGGGGACAACAACCAGAACTCACTAGGTGCCATCCCCCATGAACGCGCTGCTTGATATGCCGTTTTTACAAACCCCGCCCACGTTACTTTTTTCCGTCAGTCGGCTCCTTCTCGCCGCTGTCTTCACCGCTGTCTTCCGCAACAGGCCCGATGATGATGCCTACGTAGTCGGTTGCGACTGCCATGGAGTTGTAGAAGCCATGTTCGAACACCAGCTCTTGCATCTGCTTGAGGGAAATGTCCTCACCCGCGGCCTTCGCGCCGATATGCAGGATGATAGGAATGTTGACGGTATCAAACGCCCACTCAGGCGTGTAGTCGATTTGGTGCGCCCGCATCATCTGCGTCGTGGCAGAGATTTGCACGATCTCCATCGGATCGCGAATTTTATCACAGATCTCCATAGAGGCATCGAATGTAGCAGCGAAGGTCAATTCCCGTCCTGCCAGTGTTTCAGTTAGTTTACGCATTTTTGTTCTCCAGTTAGGTGGTATGGCCCCTTGAAAAAGTCACGGGACCATACAGTTGATTTATGCCGACGATGCAGTATAAGTCACTGCGCCGGTAGACAGGAACGTAGCCGAGAACTCGACCGCGCCATCATGAGTCCCATTAGACTCGTAAGACGACACAAGGAAATTCCCTGCCATAGTACCTGCCGTAGCCAGCGAGGTCGGCAATTCCGCGCTGAGCGTATCTTTGGTCATGCTCGCGTTCATGATCGCGGCAAGCAGTACTTCGTCTTTGACGATCCCGCCGACAGTCATTTCGACCGCACGTGTCGCTGGGTCTTCCAGCAAACAGCGCCAGCCATTGTCGTCGTCGGTAGTCACGTCTACATATTCATTCGCTACGTTCATACCTTTGGTACGGACACCAACGAGTGTGGTGCTGTCCCAGTCGAATACAAACGCGCGACCGCTAAAGCCTGTTGACATTTACAATGCCTCCTGAATTGTGAGCCGGTAAGTCAGTACACCGTGTCTCGTTGCGTTGTCGTCCTCCTGGCGGACAAATCCGTCCATGAAGAGCGTATCCACCACCGAGTAGCCAGACAGAGTGAAAGGCTGCCGATGAAGAATTTCGTAGATTTCGCCGTTGAGTGCTTTTACCTCAGCGGCTCCGTCATATCTGCTATAGGTGTGAAGTGTTACGAAAACATTCATACCTCGTTGATCGTCGTCGTCGAACGGGTGAGCATCACAATCCCCGACATATACGTAGGGGTAGTTAGCGGAGGGCTGCCCGTTCGGTAGGCGTGGTACATCGTCGTATACGGACGCAGTTACATTCCCGTCCAGTGCGGTCACAACGATCTGTTGCGCGGCGTATTCAAATGCGGTACTCATCGCAGTGCCTCATACGTTTCGCGGAGCTCTTTTGCAACAGTACGGATCGCCGAGCGATACGACCGCCACAGGAACGGACGAGGTGCCATTTTGCTTGTTCCGTATTCTAGGTCTTCCGCGTGAGGAAGGTTGGTGCCTACACGGGAGTACAGGCTACCCGCAACTGCGTGGTCGATCTCGAGCGATGCAATCAACTCGCGTGTGTCATGACGCGGATACGCTTTGCCGGAGGCACTAGATGCAGTGTGAATGCGCCGCGGATTAGACTTGGTGTAGGTACGTCCGGTAGCCGGAGATGCGGCCATTCCCTCTTCAATCCGTTCGATAGTCCGTTCAGCCACACGATTCAGCACAAGGACATTTGCCTGCTCAACCGCATGGGTGGTCCGTTCGAGGCGTGATCGAATTTGCGCCAATCCGTCAATCTGTACTCCGAAGTGGCTCATGACGGACGCCCCTCTACGAGAGTCATCTCCAGCCACTGTTGCCGGTCCTCTACGTCGAGGATGCTTTCAATGTTATACGTGCGGTTTTTGTACACTACTCGATCGCCCTCAGTGTAGTAAGGCGCGCCATAGGCATCTCCGCGGAAGTGAATAACAGCGCGGAAACGATTGAGTGCAACATCTCGATGATCGTGGGACTCTTCGGAATTGAACTGCGCGGTACCTTTGTAGCCTTTCCAGTTAGCCCACACGCCCTCAGCGGGATCAGCCGCCCATGCAGAGGTATTCCCTCCCATACCGTCCGGCGTGAGAGTTTCCCGCTCGATAGAGATTTGCGAACGCAAAAGCCCGCTATGCATGTCACAGCATTTCACAGGCGTACGTCCGCATATTCGGAAAGTAGGGCTAAGGCGCCGGACTCACGAACCGCGGCCTCAGGAGAACATGCATCGCCGCGATGAGAGAAGAGGTACGAGGTGATCTGAGCGCAAGCCCGCTGCACGATGAGCGGCACATCGTCCAGTGCGTCACCGAAACCTGCGGTGTACTCAATCACAACCGCGTTCAGCTCTCGTGTAGCCACGGGCCACGTCTGCCCGCTTTTAAGGCTCATCCGGCCTTTGCGGGAAACGGTATCCACCTGAAAAACAGTGCCTACGACCGCAGACATTTCGTTATCTGCCGTGTCGTAGGTCTTTACTGCATCGACAGCCTGTAGAGGGTAGCGAGGAAACTCAATGGTGGTATGGCGGCTAGCAGCCGCTGTAATTGGGCCTTCGCGCACTCCATCCCACCAGTCATTGTCCATAACTGGCCATGAGTCCATAGTCATCTGCCATTCCTGCGTGATACACACAAGGCCGGTAGCTGCCTCCATAGCAGCCCTCGCCACAGGGATGAGGTTTGTGATAAACGTATCAGAGTCGGTAGTGGTGAGCCGCAGTTGATCTTTGACCTGTGCGAGAGTACAAGGCTCAATCGCAGGGCCAGTGACCAGCGAGGTCTCACCCTGCCGATAAATATCTTTGCGTCCTGTGAGGGCCATTACTTATTCTCCGGCGCTCCTTCGAGCGCTTTCTTGCTGAGGATTTTCATATCCGCGGCTTTGGTAGCTTTGGTCGAGTAGGAAACGAACTCAGCATCACCAGCACGAACCGCATCGCGAGCCATGTCCCCGTTGAGAACGTCACCCTCAGCGGCCATACGATTGCGCCGAGCTATCTTCACTTTGCGTCCTTGCGGATTGATAATTCTGGCTTTCATGAATACCTCCCGAGGAAAGAATTGGCGGGACCGGAGAACAGTGGCCCCGCCAATATGGTTAAGTGGCAGAAACCGCCGCGCCCACAAACGTGGGAGGTTGTGCATGGGCTTTGCTCAGGATGCACAATACTGAGACGTCGGCGTCAGTGCCAGTTGTCCCTGTCAGTACAAGCCGTGCGTAGCGAGAATTGCCGACATAACCAATGCCGCCTGCGATTGTGTTATCCGCAGAGTCCGAGGTGACTGTCAGCGTGCTTTCGAGGTCGGAAAGCTCCGCATCGGCTACGGCGGTGAAGCCGGCTCCTGCAGTTGTGTCGCCTTCTTGTACCTCGGTTGCAAATCCCGCAGCCGTACCTGCGTCAGTCACCGTGTTGGCGACGACGAGGAAAGTGGCCTTGTCGAAATCCCGCATATCAACGAGATCAGAGTTGGCCGGTGTGGTGCCTGAGAGTGTCAGGTTGCCCAAGTGAACCACTTGAAGGGCAGATTTACCGTCACGATTTGGCATGTCAATGCCTCCTTTCTGTTTCGGTTACGCCGTGAACTCAAGCAGGTTCAAGGCTTCAAAGTTGACCACATCACCGCCGACACGACGAGTTGTGTAGAACAAGACATAAGGCTTGTTAGTGAAGGGGTCGCGAAGGACACGAGTGCCCTGACGTTCCACGATCTGATAGGCTTCAGCCATGTCACCGAAGGCAACGGCCAACGCGTCAGTTGTGGTGTAGTCAGGCATATCCTCCAGATTGACCACCCCTTGTCCGAGCAGTGTGGAAGGCTCACCGGCGGTTGTGGCAGGCTGCCAAAGTGGACGACCATCGCTGTCTTTCAGCAGGCGGACACCGAACGTGGTCAGACGGTTCATGTAAAACTTCCCGACAGTCCGATAAGGGTCTTTCAGGTCGTAGATCATGTTCAGCAGTTTGTCCGCGCCGTTAGGATCAGCAGCGAAATCGCCGTCAACGCCTGTGCCGAAGCGTTTGATCTGCCCAGGATTGGTCGTGCCGGAAGGATACGACAGGAAACCGCGTGGTTTGCCTGCGCCATCGCCATTGACGAAAGCCGCGTTTTCGATACGCACCATCTTCGAGGCAGTCTTGTCGGCCAGCCAGTCTTCAATGTTCACGCCTGCATCGTCCAGCAGCTTCTGCGTTGCTTTCGGCATCGCGTACAGCTCATGAACCGGAATGTCCCAGACGCCGACTTTTGGCGTATCGGACTCAGAACGCGCACCGGTCTCAGAAACCCAACCTGCATCACCTTCTTCGAGATCGTAGGTACCGTTCAGCGAGTCCGTCGTGATGACCTGCACGGAAGCATGTTGACGCATGGCAGAAGTTTCGTAAATCTTCTTCACCATCCGGCCTGACGTGTCCGGCGTGACGTGATAGCCGCCGTCGGAATCAGAACCAACGCTCAGTGCTTTGATCTCGTCCGCCGAAAGCGCGTCTTTGCCTTCACGCATCCAGGTCTGCATCGCAGCGCCGTACGCTTTCATCTCTTCGTAGCCAAACGTCTCAGGCATCTTCTTGCCGCCGCGTTCAGCCGTGGCCATCGTCGCCCAGTCATGCGATTTCTGATCCAACGCGTCGATATCAGCCGGTTTGCCGTCGATCAACAGCTGCGGCCGGTTGTTTTTCGTATGCAACTCGTCGATGATCTTTTGCTGATCTTCGATCGCAGTGTTGATCTTGGTCAGCGAGTCTTCGAGGAGCGTATCGACCGCGCCTTTGGTCATAAGCTCTTTTTCACGTTCAGCCGCTTTCTCTTGAAAGCTTTCGAACAGTCGTTTCACCTCGACAACGGCATCCGCCACTGTATTGAGGTCCATTTCATCCTTTGGCATGGAGTATCTCCTTCAGGGAACTAAGTTCCGCCATTACTGTTTGCAGTGCTTTGGCGTTCTTAGCGTCACCATCGCGGTGATCGCTGTTCAGCCGTTTGGTCGCCTCTGGCAGCCCGTAACGAGCGACCAATTTAGCGAAGTTATTGGGAACACCCGCATCGCGCAGTATGCTCTCAACATCACCTACCCCACCTAGCTGCTTCACGTCAGTCACAGTGGAGAGGGCGTTCATCGGGAAAGTCACGTGTGACACCTCCCACAACTCGGCTTCGTGGATCAGCCGGACTTCCTCTTCGTCCCGCGTTTCCCAGCTCGCGTTGATTGTTTTGTATCCGATAGATAGACCCTCGAGGGAATCGTCTTTCAGCAGATGGTAAATCTCGGCGCCGCGCTGGACGTTCATATTGAGGTGGCCCTTAACGTAGAGTCCTTTGGCCTCATCCTCGAAGTGGTCCCATTTCCCTACGATCTCCCGCACATCATGCATGAAGAGCATTTTGGGCTTACGGTCGCCGCGTTTGATCTCTGCAAGGGATTTGTCGAAAGCGCCTGCCTCAACAACATCGTAGCCGCGGTCTACATTGCCGTAGACGGAGGCGTAGCCCTCGAAATGGCCTGTCTTTTTCAGCGCCTTGAGTTCGAGTTTGACCTCAGCGGTTTGCTGGAAGGGGCTTTGAGGCATCTTTCGGTTCCTTCTCGCTTGTAGTTTCGGTATGGCCCCGATTGGTGGCCCGCATTTCAGACATTAACATACCACCCTTTTCCGCGTCTGGCAAGGCCGGATAACCCTTTATGGCTCTTGCCTCGTCAACAGTCAGCTCGTCCGAGGTATTCGCCATTTCCCACCGCTCAGTTCTGCGATCAGCGAGGGCCGGAATAGCGTCTTTGTCCAGCTCGAGGGTGCCGCCTTTGAGGGCTTCGGGGAGCCACGCGTTGTACTCGTCCGCGATATATTCGCATAGAGGCACGATTGTGTCCTCGTAGAACCCGCGACGGGCCTCTTTGTAGTTGGCGTAGGTGGTATCGCCTGGGATATTCAACAAGAGGGGCGGAACGCCGAAGGCCAGCGAGATATCACGGGCCGCTGAGTCTTTCAGCTTGAGTATCTCCATGTCCAGCGGGGAGAACCCCATGGCTTTCCAGTCCATTCCGCCCTCGAGCAGCATAGGACGACCTGCGTTATCCGAGCCGGAGTATGTCTCCTCGACGCTTTTCTTCAGCGTCGCGAACTGTTTGTCACTCAGCGCCGTATTAGGCGGTACGATAATCGCGCCGGAAGGCCGTGCAGAGTTTTGCAAGAGCCGCTGAAGCCAATTTGTCGCCTCGTTGTGCTGGTCGATCGCCTTTGCAGCCGCCTCAAACGGTGACATACCGTACCAATCGTCAGTAGGATGGAAAAGCCGCATGTGGCGGATAACGCTCTGGCCGGTATTTGGGTCTGCAGGGTAGGGTACTTTGCGAGAGCCGACACGGTACTCAAAACCCGCAGGCATCCCCGTCCCGCTCGGGATGATGGAGAAACGGTCAGGGCGGAACGTCCAGAGTTCCTTGATTTCCCGCGCTCCGGCCACTTTTTCGTCGTATGAGTTGCCATTTAGGTACAAAAACGCGATTTTAGTGCGCCAAAACTCGGTCTGAGACTGCATCGGATTGGGGTTTTGGAGCAGTTTCAGGACCGGATGGTTGTCCACAGGATTGCCGTTTTTGACCACGCGCCACTTGATTGAGGCCACGGCAGTGGCAATTGTCATGACAGAACGGAAAGCAATCACGTTAGATCGGAAGCCCTCACGCACATAATCTTGGTATCTGTTGCTGTTCCACTGCGCAGAAGGCAGTCCTGTCATGTGCAGCGCGTATCCGGCGGAGGTTTTACGTTCCTCAGCCATGTCAAGTGGACGAGAACGGAAGAAATCGAGAAGGCTCATAGCGCACGAACTCCTGGAGTTGTTTTGGCCTTAATCATAGGCTCGAGGGCATAGCGAGTAGCGTCAATGCCGTGGTTGAAGGCGTCAACTATGACGGGGAGGATATCGCCGGATAGTTTATCGACCTTGTAGGAATATTTGGTGAACTCGCGGTACAGTTCGGGGCAATCAGGATGGATCACTACCTGATCGTAGGCTTTGATGTGAGCTACCCCGTCCTCAATCGAACCGCGGCCTTTCTTACAGGCTACAATGCGTGGGAGGCCGTGACGGGAGAGGTAAGAGATGGACTCAGGCCGCGCATTATCCGCGCGAATTACATGCATAGCGCCGCGAGGGAATGCCTTAGCAAACGCGGAAGCAGTGTCGTCGAGTTCGAGTTTCTTTTTGAAGAGCTCGCGGCGGATGAACAGCGTGTTGTCTTTGACGTAGCACTCCACGGCTGCAAGCGCATCATTGGCAAACCCGAAATCGAGGCCGTAGTAAGGGCCGTGATAGGTCTCGTCGGGGGTGAACTCTTCCTTAACGAAATGGTCCTTGAAGATTTGCGCCTCGGTCAGGACGAGGTAGTCCCCGAGCCACACGTGATCGTAGGTCTCAGGACGTTTGATCTGGTCCTCTAGCCGCTCCGCGTCGAGTACTTTCGGAAACCACGGATTGTCGTAGTACTGCAGGTTGATTACTTTCGTGTTTTCCCCTGCGTTGGTGTAGAACCGGCGGTTAGTCGCGGAGTCTTCTTTCTCAGGGTTGTAGCTGATCCAAAGTTCAGATTGCCAGTCCCAGAAGGCGCGTTGCGCTTCGGTAGCCTCGGCGCGTACAGTCGGGATGAGTTTCGTCCACGCGGCCTCGCTTACGTCCTCGGCTTCGTCAATCCACGCGCGCAGAATCCGCGCCTTCGATTTAAGGCTTCCGAGATTGTGCCGGAGGCCTGTGAAGACGTAGTGAACGCGGCGGTTTTTCGTTCGGATATATTTCTCGCCAATGTCGTAGTAATCTTCGAGCCAACTCTCGGATCGGATCGCGGCCTTCACCTCTTCCATGGAAGATTCTTCGAGGGAGGACAGGTGTTCACGTCCGCACAGCATGACGCCGGAGATACCGGCCTCTGCAAATCGGTACCCGTCCACGGCAGTCATCTTGGCAAAGCCGAATGTCTTACCTGAACCACGTCCGCCCCGTGCTACCCTGTTCCGAGCTTTACCTTGAAACAGTGGTAGCATTTTAGGCGGTAGCTGAACGCGAGCAACCTTACTCATCAGGGCCAACCAGCTCGATAACCACAGGCTTGTTGACTGACTCGGAATTGTCGCGCGCCCGATCGCCCAGCTCAGTAATCATCGTGATAAGTTCACGGTTGGAGAAATCGTCCGGTGCCTCTTCCATCCGCTCACGCAGCTCATCCATCGCGTCTTTCGACAGGCCCGCCATGTGGTCGAGCAGACTTGTGAACTTGTAGTCCACTTCATCACGGTAGATTTTGAGCAGGTCTTGGAACGCGGGGGACTGTTGGATGATCGAAACCCGCGAGTTCGACATTCCGAGCGTAGCGGCGACGTCACCTGGCGACATACCGGAAGCGAGCAACCGAGCCATGGCGTGATGCCGGTCAGTAACTCGCTTAATATCCGGCGCGACGATCCCCCGATCACTCGTCGCCAGCAGTTCGAGGTCCACCTGCGTCAGATCACCCGCATGATCCGCCACAAGCGGCGCAGCCTTACGTCCTGGCCCCGCAAGATTGTCAATGTTCAACCCGAGTGACATATGGCTCTCCTTTCCGCCGCCGCTACACTCCTTGCATAGCACGCCTGCGGAGGCTTGTCAACTAGGGATAGGGTATGGCGAAAGTATGGCTTGAAAAACTCACCAAATTGAAAAATCGGGTAGATCGCGCCGGAGAATTTCCGCGGATTTTTGATATATCTTTTTCTGCAGGGGTTGACTCGGGCGCTGCGATGTGCATTGCCCGAGCCGTGAGGGTTAGATGGTCAAGGAGGCGAGCGCCTTGCTTGCGGCACGATCCGCTTCCATCCGCTCCTCTGCGATAGGGTCGATCACGTCAGACTGCGCGGCAGCCCAAGCCAAGCGGTACTCGTAACGTGCCTTCTGGTCTGACGAGTCGATTGCGGCGTATTCCTTAGCAACGGGGCTGTCAGGCTTGGCTTTGATCAGGTCAAGCACGATGGCAACGCGGTAGGAGTCAAGCGGGTTAACGGTGCGGCCTGTGGCGCGGGTAACGCCCCAAATGTTTTTGGCCAACGCCTCCGCGCATTCCGTGCGAAGTGTTTCGCGCATAGAGACGACTGCCTCGGGGTTTTCCTTGCCCCATGCCTTGCGGGCCTCTGGTTCGGCGTCATGAGCCTCATCGCCAATGGCTTCAACCATGGCTGCGAGGAGTGCGCCGGACGCCGCGTCGTTGACCTTTTGGGTCAGACCGTATTCAAAGATCTGCGCGATTGTCTCGGCGTTCATGGAGGTGGTGTCAACGGTGACAACGGAGCCGGAGCGGTTGGAGATGGAGAAGGTTGCGGCGGGGGTGAAAGTTACTTTTGTCATTGGATAGTCCTTTGGTTAACGATGCGGGATTGCATCACGGAACAGCCACACGGCTGCTCGCTGATACGGTCCTCAAGGCACCTTGTGCTGGGCGGTGCGTTGCTTGACGCAGGCGAAGTTGATAAGGGGGTTCTCCGAGGTGTTGTAGTCGGTGATGAGGTCTTGGCAATCGCCCCAGCTCAAGTTGTAGTCGATGATGTATTCGTCGTCACCGCCGGAGGCGTTAATGATGGTAAGGATTAACATGAAGGTTTTCACTGGTAGACTCCTGTTTAGGTTTCATAGAACCGCGTGGCTGCGGCGTGGTGGTCAAGATTGAACTCGTCGAACGGGACAAGCTCGAATTCCATAGGATCGTCAAAGCGGCGCAGCAGGCCGCGTGTCATGGCTTGGACGGGAAAGACGCGGGACTCCTTGTGTGGCGTGGTGGTGAATGCGTTAGCACCGTCGAAGAAATACTCGTATGCAACAACGCTGTCGCCGCGTTCAAGCAGGTCTAGGGTGGTATCGTCAAGCATGGCAAGTTGATCCTCGTCTATAGAATAGGACAAGGGTCCGGCTGGGGTCTGGTAGACAAATTCGATAAGCATCGCGGGCTCCTTCGGGGCGGGTTGTTTCGTGTCGTGTTATACATATGGCGATAGGCCAGCCAGTTGTCAAGACGTGCGAACGAAGAAAAGCGACAACTGTAACAATTCGTGATCGACCAGCCTGTGCGCAGTCTTGGGGTGTGGCCAGCCAGAGCAACACCCGTTAAGCGGTAACCCTCCACCTGAGCGGAATATCGGAGAACCTCCGGCTGAGCGGAATCGGAGGGATAACGAAGCCCGCTTGACCCTCTGCCCGAGGAGGAGGGGGAAGCGAGATGCCTTAACGCTCTGGGTGAGCGGAATGAGGAGGAGCTGCCAAGAAGCGTTATCCCTCGCGGTGCGGCCCGATGGCGAGTTGGGACTTCGCGGGCGGGGATGTCCTGTAAAACCGTAAAGTTTCCGGTACAAGGTTCGGTGGTGGCTATAATCGGGTATCACCGATGGTATGCGGGTTGGGGGTATGGCTCCATACCAGGCTGTATGGTTCCGTGACTTTTTCACACCGCCATACCGAGCTGCCCCGTTTCCCTCTTCCCCTCCCTTCCGCTTTCCCTTTCCAGGCTTTCTTGCGGTTCAGGGCTTGCGGTTTCCTCTTTCCGGTTTCTTCTGCGTCAGGTGTTTTAGTAAATTTTTTTTTTTTTTTTTTAAACTAACCTCCCTCAGAAACGGCCACC